ATATTGTTCATAGCAATCTGGCTGTGGACCGAATCATTACGTCCATGAAAGTAAGATTCGCCTCTATACAAGAGACTTAACTTATCCCGAACTCAGGTTTGGAGCAAAAAAAGGCTGAGAATATCAGTCAGGCTGTTCAAGGCGTTACTAATGCAGCGAGCAAAATGCCGTGGTGAATCAAAGCGGATTGTTTTCGTATTCAATTCTGAAACAATACGAAAACAATTCGCCATTCTTTGTTTTTGAATTGAATAAGAATTGTTTTTCAAATGGCACAGAAAGACGTAACAATCAATGATATTTTGAACGGCGGAAAAGGCTCACCGGGCAATGGAGGCACGACTGCCACCGGCACGACCAGGGGCACTGACACCACATCGTCGCAACCGCCCGCTACTGGAGGCGGAAGTACCGCCACCCCTCCTGTTGACGGCGCACAAGGTGTTGTTGACTTTGGCAATAGTGCGAGTGCGCAGCCAAAGAAGCCTGTAACGACCGCAGAGGCGACCGACCCGACACAAGCCGCCATCAACCTTGTGGAGCAGCAGCAGGCGCAGCAGGCACCTACGCCTGCCAGCACGGGTAATTTCACACCTAACGTGCAGACCACTACTCATTCCTCCACCGCCTCCACCACCGGTAACACAACCACTTCCACCACCGGTAACACCACCACTACCCCCACCGGCAGTAATGGTGATGTTGGCAAGGATAAGGACGCAGCAGCGGTGGACACAGAGCCGCAGGACAGTAAGAAGAAGTCGGCGATGTCGTATGCTGACATGTTCGCGGCTATGGAGCCATACAAGGAGCCGACCAAGGAAGAGCTGGAGAAGGAGCGGAAGAAGGAGAAGCGTGAGCGTCTCTTCGCCGCCATCGGCGACGGCATATCGGCACTTAGCAACCTCTTCTTCACTACCCAGTATGCCCCGAATATGTACGACCCCAATAAGGAGACGAACAGCGAGCGTGTTGAAAACTACTGGACGAACCTTAAAAAGGAGCGTGAGGCGAACAGGCAGCGTTATGTGGACGGATACATCAAAGCCAAGCAAGCCGACGACCTTCACGCCATACAGCAGCAGAATGCCGACGCAGCAGCCGAATGGAAGAAGGCGGACACTGAGCGCAAGAATGCCATTGCCAAGGCACAGGGCGAGGTGCTTGCAGCCCGTGCAGCCAAAGACCAGTCAGCCGCCGACCTTGCCGCTAAGAAATTGGAGTACCTCATAGCAGGTTGGCCGGAGGAGCAAGCCAAGAAGCAGGCTGAAATCGACCTGCTGAAAGCAAAGAAAAAGCAGGCTGACGCACAGACGAACAACGCGAATGCCTCAGCAGACGAGCACCGCAGACGTGGAACAGCGTCGTGGGTAGGCGGCAGTAGCGACAAGGGCGGCAACTCTGGCGGCAAGGGCGGCAAACCTTACGCTACGCTCAACGGTGTGCCCTACGCATCGAAAGCAGACTACGAGAGAGCGGTTGTCAGCTATGCTAAACAGTATGGCATTCCTTTGCAATATAAGAAGAAGGGCGGTGTTGGTGGAATGACTGAGACGACTACCAACAGAACTATTGCCAGCCTTGCCTCGGATGTAGAGGCTCTTTACAGGAAGACACACGCAAAGTCGAAGCCGAATGCACCATCCAAGCCAGCCAAGAAAGGCGGTGGTGCCAAGGGCGGCAACTGGGCATCAGGGCTTAAATTATAACGATCATCAAAGACTATAAGATATGCCATTAGATAAAGGTAAACTTCAAAAGTTGTACTCCACTCTCCAGCAGGGCGGATACTCACAGAGCTATGATGAGTTTGAGAAAGGCTTCACGGGTAATGACAACTACCCCAACAGAAAGAAGGTCTATGACCTCCTGACCGAGCATGGAGCTAACATCGGTAAAACGTATGAGGACTTCATGGGTAAGATGCAGGCACCGCCTCAGCCTTCCCAGCCTCAGCATCAGAACACCCCGGCACCGGCACCGGCTCCTAAGCCTCAGCCGAAGCCAAAGGGCGGCGGCATGACTGCGGCTGAGCGTGCGCAATTCATCCGGAATGCCCAAGGCATTGTGCATCAAAGTGCAGCCGGACTCCAACGCGCGAAAAACCAGATGGACTATGCCAACAGCAACCGTGGGTTGAAAGTGGACCCCGTGCATTTGGGCCAGAACGCGAAGGTAGTCAGGCGACATGTTAACGGCACGGTGGCAAAACCGCGTCCCGTCTTCGATGTTGCTCCTGAACAGCAGCCGGGCGACACCTACTTGACCGAGAGCGGCAATGAGTTTGCCAGCCGAGCCGAGGCAGACACCGAGCAGAATGCCGTTGACCAGTATCGCTATGACCAGAGCGAGACCGGGCAGTTGAATAATGCCTATGCCGAAGCAGAGAGGCTTGACAAGCTCTTGGAACAGCATGGTAAGGAACTCGACGATGAGAATAGAGACAAATGGTGGCGAGATCTTCCCCGTGGCGGTGGCGGTGCTGTCAGTACGATGAACGCCAACGACAACAACGGTCGCATGACCGATACCGAATACCTCAATTTATTGGCAGCACGCAAGAAGGTTGACGAGCAGATTAGAGACCTGAAGGCGGCGCGAGACGAGAAGACAGGCACCTTCCTTGGCGGACTGTGGCGTGGCTTCCGCGACTATGCCTTTGACCCGTCGAACTGGGACAACGGCTATAGTGACTTGCTGACTACCTCAGCCATGCTCCGTGCAAAGACAGGAGCTGCACAGACACCGAGAGAGAAAGCTTCCGAGCGCATGATGATGGAGGATACCTACAAGGCAGGTGTTGCAGCTCAGCAGGCAGAAAAGGTGCTTGGCAATGGCTACCGCTTTATGAGGATAGGCGCACAGTCGCTGCCATTCGCACTCCAGTTTATGGCAGGCAATGCAACCGGCATGATAGGCGGGCTGACAAGAGCCGGTGAGGGCATGGGCGTGAAGCTGGCCCGTAAGATAGCCATCAAGCAGGGAGCCAACAACATGATGCGCAATATTGGTCGCAGCGTGTTGAAGAATACCGGCGTTATGCTTGGTGACCTTGGAGCAGCCACTGCACTCACCACGACTATACAGGCAGGTCAGACAGGTGCGGACATCGGGCAGAGATATGCCGGTGATGTGACCTACGACCCCAAGACTGACGATTACAAGTTGGAGGGCGGCAAGAGCTTAGGACGTTCCATCTATGAGGGTGTTGCTAACTCCACGATTGAGAACTACACCGAGCAGCTTGGCGAGCACATGCACCTTGGCAAGTTTGCTTCTTCCGCATTAACGAAGATGGGACTTGGCAGAGTGAGCAACTGGTTTACCAAGGTAGGCAAGACCGACTTCATGCAGGGCGTGAACAAATACATGAAGATGGCTGGCTTCAATGGTTATCCGCAAGAAGTGATGGAGGAAGAGGTAGGCATACCCCTTCATGCCATCTTTGACGGTGGAAACAAGATGAGTGACTTGCTTGACGGCAGGCAGCAACTTGACATCGTAGGCGGCATGCTGTTCTCAATGGCAGGTATGGGCGGTGCGTCGATGGTGATGCAGGGCAGACATAAGGCGGCAATGGCAGTCCAGTACCACCAAGACCAACACAAACTCGACAATGCCGATAAGGTAGCGTCGTTCAGGCTCACGGCAGACAAGTGGGCACCCATCAAGGATGAGATTGACGGTACTACCAATGAGGACTTCGGCAAGGTGATGAAGGATGTACTCAGCAATGACGAGCTATCCGACCAAGAGAAGCAAGCCGTGTGGGACTATGCCCAGCGGCTTGTCATCATGCGTGGGCATAACATGGGTCAGGAGGCTGCTACTCGCAACGGCATGACCGATAAGGAGACGAACACAGCCAACGAGAGCTACACGCAAGGCTACAACACTACCGACGCTACGGCGATGAACGACGCAAAGAACAGACTGGCAGCTGCTCAGCAGAAGTTCGATGAATATATGGAGCAGACGGGCCGCGAGCGTTGGGAAGGTGAACCGAGTATGCAGGACATACAGCATCGTCACCGAGACGCACAGAGCTTATTGAATGACAAGTGGGCTGACGACACTCCAGTATATAATGAAAACGACGAGGAATACAAGCTTGCTCAGGCTGTTGTCAATGCCCAGCAGGAGTATGAGGGCATGATGCAGCGTGTGAGGGACGATATAGACGACGAGGTTCAGCAGACAGGAGCCATCTATGACAGCCGTACCAATTCCAACGGCATGATACAGTCGGCGACGCTGAAGGCGCAGAACCCGGACGGCACGGACAAGAAGGTGTATATCACCAGCGGCAATGTCGTAATGACCGACGACGGGAAGAGCGTTGACAATCAGAAGAGCGACATGAGTATTGTCGTTGTCGATGAGGACGGCAAGGTTCAGATGATTTCTCCTGATGAACTATTCTCCCTTGACACGCCGATAGACGGTGCTCAGGCAAAGCAGCAAGCCATTGACGCTATCCAGCAGAGCAAGGCGCAGGAAGCCGCTGACAAGATAAACGGCAAGGTCAATCTTACCGCAGGCAACACCTATACCCTTACGGACAACACCGGACAGCAGATAGCGGCTACCATCGTGGCTGATGGTCAGACGGGAGCCGTACAGAACCCCGATGGCACCGTTAACGTGAGCATGAACGGCAAGGTTGTGGCCATGGACGTGAACACGTTGCAGCAGATGGTCGACAATACCAACATGCAGAGAACGGCACAAGGCGACGAAGATGGCGGGCAGGAGCAGCCAACCGAGCAGGAAGGCGACCAAGGCATATTGGACCAAGGCGGCACAGTTGAGCCAGAAGGCGGAACCGTCGTGCCTGAAGGCGGCAATATCGTAGACCTCTCCAATATCGGCGAAGGCGAAGGTGAGGAAGGCGGCGGAACCGTCGTGCAAGGTGATGAGGTCAGCGGAGCAGTACCGACCTATCCGGGTGGTGTTGTGGCTCCTGATATGTCAGAGCCTCATCAGTGGCAAGTCGATGATACGTTTACCATCGACAACGGTGGTATGCCCATACGTGGGCAGGTTACCGGTGTCGGCGAGGACGGTGTGGAGATATACACCGAGAGCCCGGTGAATGGTAAGAAGATGCAGGTGGTTAGCCCGGAAGAGCTGCAAAGCATGACGACCGAGATTAACGGGGAGACGGTGCAGGCTCCGCAAGATGAAGCCGCTGCAGAGCAGCGGCCTACGGAACCCAGCCCTACCGAACAGAGTGGGGTCAATGGGGTGAATGGGGAGCAGGCGCAAGAGCAAGCACCTCAGACACAAGAGCAAGCACAGCCTCAGCAGGCTGATGGAGAGCAACCCGCACGAGCCATTGACCGCATACCGTCGCAGCAGATTGATGATGGTAAGGGAAATGTGCGCACAGTGCATAGCTGGGAGCAGGCAGAGCCGGGAGATACCTATGACGCACTGACAGAGATATACCACGGCAATACCGACCGTGTGAAGAAAGGCATAGACAACTGTGTCGGCAAGATTGACAAGGCTATCAAGGGCGTGCATAAGCAGATGGACGCTATCGACAACAGCGACGACTTCGACGAGGTTGCCGCACAGAGCGAGCAGTACGACCAGCTCCAGCAGCAGAAAGACGAGTTGGAGAAGCAGAAGAAGTACTGGCAGGGTGTGCAGATGGTACCCCGCAATCGCAAGATGGACGCCGACCGTCGTAGTGCTGAGGAACAGGCAGCTGCCAAAGCCGCACAGGAGAAGGCGGAAGCCGAGGCCGCTGAGAAAGCCCGTCAGGAGCGTGAGCAGGTGAACGGCGTGCCAAATGTAGTCAATGATATACCGGCAGACGCGCGGAAGCGTGGTTTCCGCAATGTGAACGGCATGGTGGTGAACCGACAGGGCGAGACGCAGGGCGTTAGCGGCAGGGAGAGCAATGTGAAGTTCTCTTCCACCGACACAGCCAAAGGCCACATCAAGGTTATTGATGCTGACGAGCTCCAGCCGTCACACGTCAGCGGACAGCGCAACCCGTCATTCTTCATCGACGAGGCACAGCCAAAGGACAGAACGGACACTGTATCCGGAATGGCAGCTGCTAAGATTGCAGCTGACCTCAACCCGGAAGAGATAACGGGCGACGGCAGTGCCTACCAGTTCAGTGCCCCGACGGTGAACAGCCGTGGTGAGGTCATTCAGGGCAACAACCGCAGTGACGCATTGAAGCTTATGTACTCCAATCCAGCCTTCAAACCGGCTCAGGACGCATACAAGCAGTATATCGCCGACCATGCCGAAGAGTTTGGCTTCACTCCTGAGGACGTAGCGAAGATACAGCAGATGGAGCACCCGGTGATGGTGAACGAGCTTGACGTGCCTGATGATGAGGCTATCCGCTTAGGCCAGATGAGAGCGAGCGACAACGAAAGTGGCGGCATTGAGCGTATCGACCCTGTGACGACCTCACAGAAGCTTGGCGGCAAGGTGAGCAGCTTTGCCAACGTGTTGCTGTCCTCACCCGACGAGGACGCAAGTCTGAGCGATGTGCTCATGCAGAACGGAGCCAAGGCAGTGAATTGGCTGGCAACACAGGGAGCTATCAGCGACACGGCTGCACAGAGTGCCTTTGACAAGAAAGGCAACCTCACGCCTGAGGCACGCATGGACTTGCAGAATATCTTGAAGCAGAGTTTGTTCCAAGGTGGTGTGAGCGACCTGCCCACGATGTTTGACAAGATGCCCGCCAAGGCGCAGAAAGCTATCCTCTCCACGTTCATGCGCGACTTCGACAGTGCTGAGAGCGAGCGGATATTGCCTGAGATACAGCGAGCCATTGAGGCATGGTACGACTGTGTGATGAGCAATGAGGCGTTTGCCAAGGCTTCCAACTACAAAGGAGCCAAGAATGCCATGCACGACTGGGAGCGTCAGACAAACATGCTTGACGACAACATGCCGTCGGATAAATTCAGTAACTTTGCAAGAGAGCTGGCATGCCGTCTGCAAGGTTGCAGCATGCGCGAGACGCAACAGAGCCTCAACGACTTCTTCGACCTTGTGCAGGGCAAGAGCCAAGGTGATTTGTTTGGCGGCACGACAATGGGCGAGCAGGCAGACAGACAAGAGTCTATCCGCCGTATTTTCAATATCGAATATAAACCAATAAGCAATGGAAAGACAAGAAGCAATGCTGTGGCTGACAACAGTAGCCAGAGCGGAGAAGGGCGACAAGGAAGCCCAACAGATGGTAAGGGACGCGAACGAGCTGAGAGCGGAAGCGGGTCAGCCAACGGTGCAGGAGGAACTGAAAGCCATGATGAGGAAGGCATAAAGGCTACCCATGTTGATACCTACGGTCATGGCTCCCGTACAATATATAAAAACCTTAAGACTGGAAAGGTAACTGTAATCTTCGGCGAAGGTGACAAGGCGAACCGTAATGGTGGAAAATATAATGTGAGAACCGCTGCGGAGCAGCAACCTACAGAACCGAGCGGGGATAGTAGCCATAGAAACGATAGTAGCCATAGTATAGGATCGACTTCTTCATCTGAGAAGAAGGAGACAGAGCGGCAAGGCGTGAACACTGAGCCTACTGAGAAGCAGAAAGAGGCCGGTAACTATAAGAAGGGACATATCAAGGTTGACGGCTACGACATCACCATTGAGAACCCGAAGGGCAGTACCCGGAGCGGCAAGGACGCATCGGGTAAGGCTTGGAGTGTGCCCATGCACTATGATTACGGGTATATCAAGGGTACTGAGGGTGTTGACGGCGACCATATCGACGTGTACCTGTCAGACAACCCTACGAGCGGCAATGTGTATGTCATTGACCAGATAGACCAGAAGACCGGCAAGTTTGACGAGCATAAGGTGATGTACGGTTTTCCATCCAAGGAAGCTGCTGTTGAGGCTTACAAGGGACAGTACGAGAAAGGCTGGAAAGTTGGCACGGTTACTGAGGTGAGCCGCGAGGACTTCAAGAAGTGGGTGGAGAGCAGCAAACGGAAGACCAAGCCGTTCAGCGAGTATAAGAGTGTGAAAGACGCTGCCGCAATGCGGCAGCCTACACAACCGAGCGCATCAACCGAGCGTACAGAGCAGAAGCAAAAGCGTACTACCACTAAGGGAAAGACGGAAAAGCCTAAGAAAGCCAATGCCGGTCAGTTCGGACTGGTGAGCGATGAGCGCATGGAAGATCTTAAGAAGCGACTTCGCGCTAAGCTGAACAACCTCAATATGGGTGTTGACCCTGAGGTGCTTGCCATAGGACTGGAGCTGACAGCCGGGTATATTGACCGAGGTGTTAAGAAGTTTGCCGATTACAGCAAGGCGATGATTAACGACTTGGGCGATGTTGTGCGTCCCTATCTGAAAGCGTTCTACAATGGTGTGCGTGATATGCCAGAGATTACTTCTAACGGCTTGGACGCAGAGATGGACGACTACGAGACGGTGAGCAAGTTCAACGTGGCTACCATTGACAAAGATGGCGAAGATACTAAGCCTTCTATCCTTGATACCGCTGAGCAGGTGAGCAACGAGAGCCATGTGGAGAAGCAAGCTGAGAAACAAATGGAGATGCACCAAGTTGACGTGATGGGGCTAATGGCAGATTTGAGCCGTGGCCGCACTACGAGCCTTAACGAGCATTTTACAGACAATGACGCAGATGCAGACACCAAAGCAGCCCATGATAATATGATGAAGCAGCTTGATAAACCTTACAGAATTCATGGAAGACAGGCTATAGAGGGTATTGTCAAAGACCGAGATAATATCATAGACTTCTACAAGGGTAAACTCGACCGTGGTGAGACACAAGGAGAAGCTTACGGCAGTCATGCTCATGTGGACTATGCGAGGAGTCTTGCTCGTGCCATTGGTGAGCGTGAGGCTGCCCAAGAATTCATGGATAATGGTTTCAAGCACGGTGCCGCTGCACAGCAGCGTCCTACGGAACAAAGCAACGATAGTAGCAATAGTAACAATAGTGGCGGCAAGAAAGAGCAGACGAGATTCAGCGAGCGAGGCTTCACGCTTCGACCTGCCACCGAAGAGGACGTAGAAAAGAACATGCCCATCTACGTTGATGGCAAGCGTACACATATAGTAATGCTTGTACGCAAGGGAGAGCAGGTAGGCGCAGCGCAGTTCTCCAAGCCGGTGATAGAGGCTGTCTATACCACAGACAACGAACGCGTGCCATTGTCCAAGATAGAGGTGGAGGACTTGCCAACTACAGTACACTTGAAGACCGCAGGCGACTTCTACGAGGCCTACGGCAATGACGCTGTGGCATTGGGCGAGGTTACTGGTGTGAGCGTTGTTACGAGAAAGGACGGAACCCGTATGGCCGGTTTCCCGAAGAAGATGCTTGACGAGTATGAGCAGGGTCTTCGCAACAATGGCTGGGACGTTAGTGTTGACGGCATGGCTACGAAGAAAGCCACTGAGAAGATACTTCAGCAGTTGCAGAGCGCACCCAAGGCAAGGACATCGACCAATGCCATCAAAAATGCGTTGAGGGGCAAAAAAACTTCGTCTAAGGAGAATAACGAAAAGAAAAAAGCAGTATCTTCGCAGCAGGAACCATCATTGTTTGATGATTTGTTTGGAGGGGAGGAAGCTGCCGCAAAGCAGCAGCCTACAGAACAGAAAGCTACCGAGCAGACATCAGGGCAGGGTACTACCGAGCAGCAGCCTGCCGTTATTACTACCGATGATGAGAAAGGCAAGGAGAAGCCGATAGAGACCAAGCCTGAAAAGGAGTTGAGCGGCGACAGTGCAGAGTATCAGCAGCGGCAAATTCAGGAAAAGAACTTTGTCATTGAAATTCAGAACGCCATCGAGGACGATGCAGCCTACGGCAAGTACGACCACAAGCTTACGATGAGCGACATCAAGAAAATGGCTCAGAAGTATGACTTGCTGAAAGACTACAAGGACACCGACATGCAGGAGCTTGTGGAGAGAGCAATGACACTTGCCACAAGGCAGGTTGCTCAGGCTGACATCAATAAGGACGAGCAGACAAAAAAGGCTGGTTTTGACGAGGTTGTAAGACTGTATCAGTCTCAGCCGAGCCTGAACGCGAGAGACACCAGCCGTGTTGCTCATCAGCAATACTCAACACCTACCCCATTCGGCTATGTGATGGATATGTTCATGATGGGTGGCGATAAGAAGCCGTTGAAGCTGTTGGAGCCGAGCGCAGGCAACGGGGCGTTGACGATAGGCATCCCGGCACCGTTGTGGCATGTGAACGACATCGACGAGCGCAGGCTTATGAACCTCCGTACCATGCCCTACGGTCGGATAACCAATCAGGACGGCACCATGCCGTTTGAGCCCAAGGCATACGACGCAGTGGCTACCAACCCACCATTCGGCAATACGCAGGAGAAGGAGTTTGACGGCGGCAGGACGAAGATTAGCAGTTTGGAGGGATTGATGGCTATCAATGCCCTTGCCTCCATGAAGGACGACGGACGTGCCGCCATCATCATCGGCGGCAACACTCAGTACATGAGCAACGGTGCAATGCAGGCAAAGGACATGAAGCTGTTCAAGTACCTGTACACCCATTACAACGTCGTTGATGTTATCAACCTTGACGGCGACATGTACAAGCGCAACGGAACCGGTTACAATGTGCGCATGATACTCATTGCCGGACGCAAGACCGACGTAGGCGACAATCCCGTAAAGTTCACCTACCCCCCGGTGAAGAAGAAGGCGCGAGCCGAGCAAGTAAAGACATTCGACGAATTATATAAACGAGTAGAAGATGACATTCAACAAGCTAAGCAAATGGAGCGTGAGCCTTCCGCTGCTGTCAACAGTGACGGAAGTCAGCCAGTCAACAGTGCGTCAGAGCGTACTGGCAATAGTGAGGCAGCAGGTGGAGTTCAGCAACAACCCGTACGAGCAGGCGAGATGGAGCGACGTCCACAACCCGGACGGAGTGTACGACCTTCCACAGCCCAAGACGGACGAGGAAATGGAGAGCGAGGCCAACATGGAAGCGCTGACCGACTGGATAATGCAGACGGACGAGATGCAGGAAGCAATAACACTGTTCAGGGGAACAGACCCACACAAGGGCAATCCTCAGAACGGCGAGAAGTCGGAAGCACTGGACGAGGAACAGTCGGAGGAAATCAGCGTGGAGGAACTTCTGAACGGAATAACACCACTGGAGAGCGACCCGCGATAACCAAAAATGCTGAGGCACAGCCTCAGCGTACAGAACCGCGCGCACCACAAGCACCCCGTCAGAAGGTAGAGTTAGGACAGGAGAAAGTAGCCTATCCTAACAAGAGCCAGAGCATGACACTTCAAAGCCGTGTGCCAGCCGCACAGGCTGAGGCTATTGCCGAGAACCTTGACAAGCTTGGCGATGTTGACGAGATGGTACGCTCAGAGCTTGGCTACAGCAGCAAGGACGAACTGTACTCTCATCTTGCCGCCGAGCAGATAGACAGTGTGGCACTTGCCATCAATCAGATGAAGCATGGCAAGGGCTTCATTATCGGCGATATGACCGGTGTAGGCAAAGGCAGACAGGGTGCAGCCCTTATCCGCTGGGCTATCAAGCAAGGCAAGACCCCTATCTACTTCACTCAGAAGGCACGTCTGTACACGGACAACTACCGTGATATGTGCGATATAGGCAGCAATGGTTTACGTCCGTTCCTTATTGCCTCAAATGATGATGGCAATATCGTTGAGAACGTTGTCGATGAGAACGGCGAGAAAGTCTATGACAAGAATGGCGAGCCCGTTACCCGTGTCGTTTACGGACTTCCCAAGCCCAAGGAGCGTGAGCGTGTCTATGACTACATACTCCAGAACGGCAAGCTGCCACCTGAGTATGACTATGTGCTTGTCACCTACTCTCAGATACAGTCCGGCACCAAGACCTATGAGATAGGCAAGAATGGTGAAATAGAAGTTAAGGACAAGAAATACAAGGGCAAGACACCCGGTGCTGACAAGAATGGTGATATTCGCCGTGATGTGCTGGAGACGCTTGCCAAGGACAACTATGTCTTCTTGGACGAGAGCCATACCGTAGGCGGTCAGTCGTCGAGTGGTTTGTACATGCAAGACTTGCTCAAAGGTGCAGAGGGAGTAACATATCTTAGTGCCACCTTTGCCAAGCGTCCCGACAACATGCCCCTGTATGCCATGAAGACAGCCATGAGCGAGAGCGGTCTGAGCCAAAAGGATATGATTGACGCTATCCAGAATGGCGGTGTAACATTGCAGGAAATTATGTCCAAGCAGCTTGTTCAGAGCGGTCAGATGATTAGACGTGAGCGTGATTTCACCGGCGTAAGCATTGACTGGGAAGGCGTGGACGAAGAGACCGACAAGCAGCAGCGTGCCCAGTTTGACGAGGTTGCCAAGATATTCAATGCCATCCGTGAGTTCCAAGACAACTATGTAGACCCGTCTATCGAGAAGATGAGCGAGGACATGGCCGAGGAAGGCATGTTCAGCAAGAAGACCCAAGGCACCAGCCACATGGGTGTGAACAATGTCCCCTTTGCCAGCAAGATGTACAATCTTGTCAATCAGCTGTTGTTCTCACTGAAGGCCAATGCCGTAGCCGATAAAGCCATAGAGTGCTTGAAGAAAGGCGAGAAGCCCGTTATCAGTTTCAACAACACGATGGAAGGCTTCTTGGACGACATGCCGAGGAACACCCCAATGCCGGAGCTTCCAAACTTCTCCTTGACTCTGATGAGAGCTTTGGAGGGCACGCTTCGTTATACCGAGGGCGAGGTAGGCAATAAGGACAATCAGGTCAACAAGACCCTCAACATCAACGACCTTGGCGATGAAGCCGTTGCCAAGTACAACGAGATACGCAAGACCATTCTCAACCTGAGCATAGGCTTGCCCATTGACCCTATGGACGCTATCAAGATGCGGATTGAGGCAGCAGGTTACAAGGTAGGTGAGATTACCGGCCGCAAGTCAGAGATGGTGATGGACGCCGAGGGCAACTATATCGTTCAGAGCCGCAGCAGCAAGGAGATGGACGGCAAGGCCGCCGCCTCTGCCTTCAACAGTGCCAGCGGCAAGAATGGCGGTTTGGACGTACTGCTTATCAATAAGAGCGGCAGCACCGGCATCAGCCTCCATGCGAGCAGCAAGTTCAGCGACCAAAGTCCTCGTGTGATGATAGCCGCGCAGTTCCAGAGCGACATCAACGACGAGGTACAGATGCGCGGCCGTATAGACCGTACCGGGCAGGTTCATTGTGGCAGGTACATCTACTTAGTGAGTTCCATCCCGGCAGAGCAGCGTTTGCAGATGATGTTCAAGAACAAACTGAAATCGCTTGACGCAAACACCACCTCTTCGCAGAAGTCGAAGTTCAACGAAATGGAAGTTACCGACTTCATGAATAAGTACGGCGATGAAGTAACATGGTCGTATATGATGGAGCACCCCGACTTGGAAGATCGCCTTGGCGACCCACTCGACATGCTTTCTGATGAGAGCAAGAAGAGCAACCGCCGTGGCGGTGATGAAGAGAACAATCCAAACTCAGGTTGTGCCGGAAAGATACTCCGTCGTCTGCCATTCCTCAGCGTTAAGGAGCAGGAGCAAATCTTCAATGACCTTGCCGACGCATACAAGGTGAAGATGCAGATACTCAACGACGCAGGAGAGAACGACCTTGAAATTACCACCATGCCACTGAGAGCCGAGACCAAATCAAGGAAGGTTTGGAAACAAGGCTCAGACCCCGGCAGTGATAATGCCTTTGCCGACAATACATATCTGGAGACGGCAGAAGTGGACGTGCTGAAAAAGCCTATGAAGGCTAAGGAGGCGCGTGAGTATGCCGACCGCCTGACCGACGGCAAACCGTGGGAGCAGTGGCACGAAGAGCAGCATGAAGCCGTAGAGAAGTTCTATGCAGACAAGGCAAAAGCCGTTGAGGATAAGGCGAAAGCCGAGGCACAGAAGCGCATTAACAAAGCCCGTGAGGACTATATCAAAGGTTGCCTGAAAGCCCGTAAGAAAGGTGACAACAACTGGAGCGACGAAGAGATAAGCCACATGGCAGATATTGCCGCAAAGGAAGCCGCCGACAAGGAGCAGACGAAGATTAACAAGCGTACCGTGAGCATAGACGCACAGCGCAACGACGTATTGGGAGCATTGGACGCCTTCACTCCTTTGGAACCGTTAATCATCCCTCTGAACTTAAAGGACACGAGCACGACCGTTATTCCGAGCCTTGGCACCTTCCTTGGTATCAAGTTCGGCAAAGGTTATTCCCGTTCATCCTCAACGGCAGTGTTTGCCACCCTTGACGGACGCAGAAAGATTGAAGTGCCCCTTAGCGATAAGACAAGCCTTGAAAACATCAAGCACCAAAGCGTGATGTTGGGTTATCAGGCCCGTGGCCTCAGCATGGACAACTGGGATAGCAAGGTACCAACAAAGAGCCGCAAGACCGCATACATCGTAACCGGTAACTTGATGCAGGCACTTGTAGATACTCAGAAATCTCCGGAGACCAAAGGTCAGCTTATCAGCTATACGACCATTGACGGTGATGTCAAGCAAGGTATTCTGATGAATGACCGCTTCAAAGAAGAGGACTTAAAGACCAGCGTTCCCATCAGTGCCATGCTGCAAAAGATTATCGACGGCGACGCCGTTGAGAGTGCTGACAAAGAAGTCAAGATAGAGCGTGGCATGTCGTACCACTATAACGACTTCAAGCTGAGCGTCCCCAAATCGAAGTCTCGTGGCGGCAAGTACTTCTTGGATAAGAAACTTCTGAGGCTACTCGATGACGAGTTCACCACCAGCGGCAGCAACATGACCGCTTGGGTCAGCCAGCAGAACCTTAAGAAAGTACTTGACTATCTGAGCAAGACCCTTGGCGTTACCGTACAGGTGAAAGCCAACCTTGAAGAGACAGCGGACAGTCCACATAATGACGAACCTGCCACCCCATCAGAGGCTGAGGAAGGTGGCGTGCTGTACAGAGAAGTTGACGACGAAGAGGCAGCGAGACTTGACAGCGAGCCGACGGTTAAGGTGTACCGAGCCATGCAGGAGCACGACGGTAAGCTCTATCCACCGATGAGTGGCAGGGTGAAGACACAGGTTGAGACAAAGAAAGGCACCCTGCGCACGAAATGGGTATGGCGTAGTCCTATAGAGATTGGCAAGTGGGAGCAGAGCGAGGAACACCTAGAGATGGCTAATGAAGACGGGACCTTTACCCTTGACAAGGGCAACGGCAGCACCATCAACGCAGCCTACAATCCGTATATCCACACTTCACGCACCCCCATCAACGACCAGTTCTCATCAGCATGGAACAGACCAGAACTTGTTACCGTAGAGGTGGAAGTCCCGGTTAGCGAGCTTACGAGCGGTTATCATGCTGAGAAGGCAAAGGACTCGACGGGCGAGGTAGAATGGAAGTCCGGTCCCGTCGGCAGAGAGATGTCGGCACAGGGCAATCCTCGAATGGTTATTTTGAGCCGTTGGGATAAGCCTGTACGCATTGTACCTGTAGATGAAGTTGCCGATGAGTATGCCGTCAGGCTGGCAGGGACGGGGATAAAGGTACCGTTCAACACCGTGCCACCTGCACTTAGAGACGCGCTTGTTGCAAGAGGCGTTGAGATTAGCGAGCCTGAGGAAGGCAATGCAGGAAAGGCGAGCCGTCCGAGCTATGAAGAGTGGCTGAAAGGCAATACCCGTCGTCGTGAGGGCAGTGGAGCCTATAGCGATGAAGAATTATCGCTGATGAACGACCCTGTAGCGAAATGGCTTGGCAAGAGCAACCGCACCAAGGCACAGCAGAAAGCCTTTGCCAACAGAGAGCGCAAGAGCATGGAGAGTGCCGCAAAGGAGCTGGCTGATAGGCTTCACCTTGACAACGTGAATATCGTGATGGACGCATCCACGCTGGAGGGCAGAAAGGCACGTGCCAAAGGTTTCTATGACCGCAACACGAATGAGATAACCATCGTTATTCCTAACCACCGTGATATTGACGACGTGATGCAGACCTTGCTCCATGAAGGCGTGGCGCACTACGGACTGAGGAAGATGTTCGGCAGCCACTTCGACATGTTCCTTGACAACGTGTATGCAGCCGCCGACAACGATGTGCGCAGGCGGATCACGGAGTTGGCACTGAGCAAGTACGGTGGCGACTTCCGTGTGGCTACTGAGGAATATCTTGCAAGCCTTGCAGAGCAGACCGACTTCGAGCACATACCCGAGACCTTCTGGCAGAAGATAAAGGACTTTTTCCTTGATATGCTTCATGCCATTGGCTTTGCGGACTTTGCCGATAAGTATGACTTTAACCTGTCGGACAACGAGCTGAGGTATATCCTTTGGCGTAGCTATGAGAACCTGAAGGAGCCGGGACGGTACCGCAGCATCTTAGGTGAGGCTGAGGACGTGGTAAAGCAGGCAGAGCTACAAGTTGGTAACTATGCACCTGAAAGCCTTGACAGCAGTGATAACCGTGTAGCAGAGGCAAGTCCAAAGCTATCATCTGTAAAAAATGAGTTCGGCAAGCCATTTGTACTTTCTTCAAAGGGAAGTATAGACATGGGATTTATTGATAAGGCTTCAGGTCTTAAAGAGGCTCCTATCAGACTTAGCGAAGGTGAAGATATTGTTGACGAAGATGGAAAGCACCATGGATATGGGCTTCTGCATATTGCAGCAGAGCATGAAGGAGAAATACGCAATGCCAGCTATAACTCTGTCGAAGAGTTTGTTGAAGACGTAGCCAGCAATTACAACACAATCCGTGAGGGCAATGTTGTTGCTAATAACCAAACCTACCTTGTTGAATTGACAGACAAGCACAACAATACATTGTATGTCGAACTTTCAAGAGACGGGAAGTACTGGAATATAAATAGCGCAGGAGTATTCCGTAAAGGCTATTCAAAGAATAAAAAGGAAGTCTACTCCCGACCCGCAATCGGTAGCAGTTCCGGCACTCGAACTGCTGGAGTTAATCACGGCGTTAATAATAGTGCCACCGTCACCAGCGGGAACTCTCCTTTGACTTCCAATGCAAAGATAGGGAATAATTCCGAAAGAGGTGTCAATAATTCCGAAAATGTTTCGGAACCGAAGTCATGGGGCAAGCAAGACCTTATGAGCAAGGCAGAGCAGATAAGTAATGGCATTGAGCCGGATTTACTGTTCAGAGACACTATAGAAGATGATGATAACACGGCAAGGGAGACTTACGACCGATGGGCAGACCAAGCAAAGGAGCAGTTTCGTGAGGCTTGGCAAGACTCCATGATTAACGTCAGGAACCTGCAGGAGGCAGTATTGAAACAGCGTGGCGAGAAGTTAGAGCCATACGAGGATGCATACAACGAGGAAAACCGCAGCCACGGCATAGGACAGGATAAGAGTGAGTATTTCACTGACAACCTCTATAAGCCGTTGATTGCATCTGTGAACGAAGCAGCCAAAAAGGCTAAGGTAAGCATTGGCGATGTTACAACGTATATGATGGCTAAGCACGGACTGGAGCGAAACGAAGCATTCGCAAAGAGAGACGCTGACGCAGCATGGACCAAGTACCAAGAGAAGCAGAAAGCGAAGTTCGACGAATACCAGAAGGCGCACCCCAACGGCAAGCAGACTCTAGCTGATTTCATAAAGAAGAGCTATGACGACTTCTACAATGATTATCGTGAGAAGGACTATAGCGGACTGACCTCACTCACCGATACCGACAATGTGCAGGACGCTGAGGCAGAAGCACAGCGCATCATAGCCGATATGGAGAGGAAAACCGACACCAAAGACATATGGGATAAAGTGAACGCTGCAACAAAGTGGACGCTGCATCAGGCTCACGAGAGCGGTATCATCAGCAGGGACAACTACCAGAGCGTGAAAGATATGTTCAAATACTACATTCCTCTGCGTGGTTGGAACGAGGACACGGCTGGGGACATCTATGACTATGTTGGCAGTGCCAAGGGAACGGCGTTCTCACCGACACTCGCCAAAGCAAAAGGGCGAAAAAGCCAGGCTGACAATCCTATTGCCTATATAGGCAGCATGGGAATAAGCGCAATCATACAGGGTGAGAGAAACAGGGTGAAGCAAGCCTTCATGCGGTTTGCAGAGAACCACCCGACAAACCTTGTAATGGTGAGTGAGATGTGGTACAGGAACTTCGGCACAGACACCGCCCCCGATTGGCGTGAGGACGTGCCGAACATTCCCGAGAACACATCAGCCGACCAAGTGGCAGCCATTGTGGAGCAGCACGAAAAGGACATGAAGGCTTTGGAGGCACAAGGGCTTGCCACCAAGAGACGTGGCAGGCTTCACCTTGGCGTGCCAATAAAGCCGAAAGAGGCTACAGAGCACCACGTAGAGGTGATGCTCAACGGAAAGAAATATGTACTCTATATCAACGGCAACCCCCGTGCAGCACAGGCACTTAACGGCACGAGGGCAAAGAGGGCACAAGAACACAGCACCACTGCAAAGCTTGATGATATAGCCAAGAACTTTGAGGATATGCACAACTGGATTGGAAGAAGGCTTGCATCCCTTACACGAATGCTTGCCCATGGCCAAAGATGGATGGGCGCACGCTTCACCAGCAAGAACCCGGCGTTCATTCTCAGTAATGCTATGCGAGACGTGGATATGGCACTTGCCTCTACCGCCATAAAGGAAAGCCCGATGTACGCCTTGCGTTTCCGCCTGAACTTAGCAAGACTTGTGGGACCGGTGCGCATGCTTGGATTGAAGCACTGGTATGAGAACTACCGTGCAGCAGGCGGCAATAGTGCAGGACTGACAGGCTTGAAGAAATACTTCTATGAGTTCAATGCTGGTGGCGCACGTACAGGCTTCACGTCGCTAAAGGATATCAAAGATTACAAGAAAGAAATTGAGAAGATGGTCAAGCAGTCGCAACAGTCGGTTGTCAATCCAAGACGATGGCTTCGTGTACTTGGCGATGGTTTCGAGTTTGCCAACAGCGCTGTTGAAGACATGACACGTTTCGCTACGTTCATGGCTTCAAGGCAAAGCGGACGCACAGTGAGGGAAAGCGTAACAGACGCAAAGAACATCACGCTGAACTTCAACCGAAAGGGCAGCGGAGAAATGGGCAACGCCACAATCAGGGAGATGCAGATATTCGTCAACCCTGCCATTCAATCATTGCAAACGATAGCCAGTCTGGCTACGCACCACCCTGTCAAATTCTCTGCTTACACAGCATTGAGAGTCTTGATAGGTATCGGTACGCCTTTCGCTACGTCACTCCTTTGGAGCATCTTCGGTGGTGGTAACGGTGATGATGACGACTGGAACGCAGAGGATGAATACTGGAAGCTGCCTACATGGACACGCCGTTCTAACTTCGTGTGCTGGATACCGGGGACTCACAAATTTCTGATGATACCACTGGCTCAGGAGTTCCGTGTCATGAACGGCTTTGGCGAGACAATTGCAAGTGCCATGACAGGTAACAGCGACGAGAACCCTGCATTGGAGATGTTAAGTCAGACATCAGGTCTGCTTCCTATAGACTTCACAGGTAACGGCAACAATCCGTTTATCACCCTTTCGCCGACCATCATACAACCGCTGATGCAGATTCGCTTCAATACAGATTTCACTGGCAGACCAATATACAAGGACAGCGAGTGGAACAAATACGAGCCGGCATCGCAGAAGGCATATATCGGCACTCCGGGCGAGCTTGTAGACTGGTCGGCTAAGATAAACAATCATACGGGCGGTAACGAGCACAAGCAAGGCTGGTGGGAGCGGACGCTTGCTGGCAAGTATGCCAACAACCCTGCCATTGTTGACCATTTTCTGAAGGGCTATTACGGAGGATTATACTCGTTCATTGCGCAGCTCGGAGGTCTCGCCTTCCATGCTTACAACGGTGAGTCTCCGGACGTGCAGGAAATACCAATGGCAAACCGCCTAGTCACTGCGCCTAGGGAAAAGTTGCAGAACGGCAAGATGAAGATGCCTGTCTGGTATTATGATATGCTGGACGACAACAAGCGCTACATGGACGAGGTGAACGGCTACCGCAAGGACATGCTTGCCAATAAGCCGGGAGCCGAGAAGCACTTCATGGAAATGACCAAGACGGACGAGTTCATGAAGCAGCAACAGGTCAATGCGCTGATGAACGGTATCAACCAGATACGAGCGGCAATGCCTACCGTGGAAAATTCTCAAAATGACGAGGACGCCAAGACCAAGCAAGAGCTTGAGGGCGGTATAAAGGAGATACTCTCAGAACTTGAAAAGATAAGGAAAACGGGTAAGCCGTTGGAGTAATGAGAAAAGGGGACGTACCGAATTGCCGGTGCGCCCCTTCGTTAGAACTATTCCATTAAACGTACATCTCGCACTGCTTCACCCGTGCGGTCTTAGGCGTGCCGTGGTCTTTTCCCCAATAGGAATTGAAGAAGTCGTTCATGCGCTCAGGCGAAATCTCCATCTGCTGGAGAAGGAGGTTGCAATAGAAGAGGCTGTCGGAGTCGGCTGTAATCTGGTCGCCGTCGAGCAGATAACCCAAGCAGTCGCATAGGGCGAGCTTGATACGCTGCACTTCTTCCATGTCAGGCATGTTGCTTTCGAACACGATTGCGACGTGTTCCTTTCCATCTACCTTGATTTTCGTCATCATAATACAGATAATTTTGAACTTAAAAACGCGCACCGCTACCCTTTGTTCAACGCCATCTGTGAGGGCGCGGCAATGCCATTACGACAATGTCAAGGGGCGGCACGCGCTATAATGCGTGTTGATGCTCATGATTTACGGACATAAAAACGCCCTACCATGAAGATATGGCAGAGCTTCCTAAACATCCGCCACAGATTATTTTGAACATTGGCAAAGATAGTCTTTTTTGGCGACACGGACAAGGAAAGGAATGAAAATTTATGGTTTGTTAAGGTTTGATTATGGTTTGGATTGTTGTTAAAATTGTGAATTAGTGTGAATAACATTTGTCGGAAATAGAAATTTTACCTAATTTTGCACTACAAGATTATGCTCATGGCAACGTTCACCCGAAAGCCGCCTCCAAGCCGCTTGTCTTGATAATGGGTGAGCCTACCCATGAGCGTTGTTTTTTACAAATACCCGTATGAGAAATAAAGACTATCCTCCCGTGAAGGTTGCCGTGATGATAGACGGCGGATTTTTCGTGAAGCGTTTCAACGCATTGTACAACAAAGACAAGAAATATGACGGAGCTAAAGTAGCCGATTTATTATACACAATGGCGATGCGTCACGTTGGTGAACGAAATACGCTTTATCGCATTTTCTACTATGACTGCTACCCGTTAGACAAGAAGTACAACCATCCACTTACGCATCGTGCAATTGACTTCAGTAAAACTCCAGAGTATCGATTCAAAACGGAGCTGATAGATGCCTTGAAACGTAAGCGAAAAGTTGCTCTCCGTATGGGAACATTAAAGGACAATCACAACTGGCTTATCAGACCACGTGCAGTAAAGGAACTATTGTCAGGCAAGATGAAATTAAGTGACTTGTCTGAGGGCGACGTTTACCTTGACATCAAGCAGAAAGCCATTGACATGAAGATAGGAGTTGACATTGCGTCGCTTGCCTTGAAAGGCTTCGTCGACACCATAGTCCTCTTTTCCGGTGACTCAGACTTTGTGCCTGCCTCAAAGCTGGCAAGGCGCGAAGGCATGGATTTTATACTAGACCCGATGCGTGGCAATGTTGAGCCTCAGCTTTTCGAGCATATCGACGGTATGAAGAGTTGTTCTCCTTTCGGCTTCAAGGAACACAAATAAATAAAAGAACCTTACCTTTCACATTTTTATGGCAGTCCTGCAAGCAAATGTAGTGCTGCCTTTTACTTTATACCATCTTCACAAATTGCGCCGCATGGGCAAGCCCGTACGGACGTATAAACTTAAACGGCAGGGATAGTCGCAAAAGCCTATCTTTGCCTTTATATATGTAAATGATATGCTGACAATAGGAACAAAGAAAGCACAGGCAAATGTCGAGAACGGCGTACCGCACGTGAAGTTGGGAAGGCGCAAGCGTAACAGCTTGCACCCGATGAGCCGTGTTCGTGGCGATGATGCACTCGACTTGGACAGTATCAAGAGAGAGGTGCACAACCGCACTAACCGCCGAGCCTATGACGTGCTGATGGAAGCCAACTACTATTGGAACCAGATGAGCGACTTCCGCCGCGAACGAGAGCGCAACAAACGCTATACCTACGGTTACCAGTGGGACGACATCGTTACGGTGAATGAAGATGGCTGCATCAAGAAAATGACCGAGGGCGAGTACATCAAGAAGCAGGGCAACGTACCGCTTAAGAACAATATGATACGCAGGCTTGTGAGGAATGTTGTCGGCGTTTTCCGCAGCCAGTCGAAAGAGCCTACCTGCACGGCACGAGACAGAGACGAGCAGAAGCTTGGCGAGACGATGAGCACTATCCTTCAATGCAACCGCCAGCTGAACCGCATGAGCGAGGTTGACGCACGCACGATGGAAGAGTTTCTTATTAGCGGCTTCATTGTTCATCGCAAGAGCTACGGCTGGCGTAACGGCAAGGAAGACTGTTGGACGGACTATGTGCAGCCCAACAATTTCTTCATCGACAACAACATGCGCGACTTCCGCGGTTGGGACGTAAGCTGTCTTGGTGAGGTGCATGACATCAGCTTCGGGGAGCTGTGCGAACAGTTTGCCCAAAGCCCTGAGGACTATCAGAAGCTGAAAGACATCTACGCCTATGCCATGGACAAGCAAGTTATCTCCACTACCATGGCCAGCTTCGGTTACAGCAACAACAACGATACCGACTTCCTTGTTCCGAGGGACTACGGTCGTTGCAGGGTTATCGAGGTGTGGCGGAAGGAGCAGAAGCCGAGATACCGCTGCCACGACTATCAGAACGGTGACATCTTCAAAATTAATGTCGAGGACTACAACTACTATGTTACTCAGGTGAACAAGGAGCGCATGGAACTTGGCAGAGCCAACGGCATGGAGGATGATGAAATTCCGCTTGTTGAAGCGGAATGGTTCATGGACGACTACTGGTACTTCTACTACCTCAGTCCGTTTGGCGACATACTGAAAGAGGGTGAGACCCCATTTGAGCACGGCAGTCACCCGTATGTATTCAAGGCTTATCCGTTCATTGACGGAGAAATTCACTCTTTTGTCGCCGACGTTATCGACCAGCAGCGCTACACGAACCGCCTCATCACCCTTTACGACTGGGTAATCAGAGCCACCGCCAAGGGAGTTCTGCTCATACCTGAGGACTGTCTTGGCGACCACGACCCACAAGAGTTTGCCGACGCATGGACACAGGTCAACGGCGTTATCGTTTTCAAGCCGAGTAAGAGCGGTCAGTTGCCCACTCAGATAGCCGCTAACGCCACTAACATCGGCATTGGTGAGTTGCTGAACTTGCAGTTGAAGTTCTTTGAGGACATCAGCGGCGTTAACGGCGCATTGCAAGGCAAGCCCGGCTATTCGGGCACGTCTGCAGCCCTCTACAACCAGCAGACACAGAATGCCACGACGAGCCTTTTGGACTTGTTAGAGGCGTTCAGCTATTTTGTCAGGGACGGCGCCTACAAGGACGTAAAGAACATGCAGCAGTTCTATGATACCAAGCGCGTGTTCAACATTGCCGGTAAGGCAGGTTCCCAGATTGTCTATGACCCGAAGAAGATACGTGATGTTGACTTCGACCTGAATATCAGCGAGAGCACTACGACCCCGGCCTACCGTCAGATAGCCAATGACTTCCTGATGCAGTTGTGGCAGAGTCAAGCCATCAGCGTAGAGCAGCTGTTGCAGTATGGCGACTTCCCGTTTGCCGACGATTTGCTACAGAACATACAGAGCCAGAAGGAGCAGGTCAAACAAGGCGGCATTCCGGATGGTGTCAGTCCTCAGATTATGCAGCAGGCACAGGCACAAGCCGACCCGAAGGCGATGCAGATGCTTGGGCAGTATATGGGTAACGGCAGGCAAGCGGCATGATGGGCGCGGCGAAGGAAGACAATGCGTTTTTACCATAGGATTGCGTAATGAATAGTAATAATGTTTTTAGTTGGAAGTTTAGTCATTAAGGTTGAATTAGGTTAGTTTCTTTATTAGTAAAAGGTTGTTTTTAGGAGTAAAGACGGAATGCGAGGGACTTGTGAGAAGCCTCTCGCATTTTTTTGTTATTGAATATACTGTTATGGCGATGATAGCATTGTACAGAAATGCCGTTAGATGGTAGCGGCAGATACCGCCGTGCGCTGCACGCCCACAATGGAGGCATGCCGCTTCACCGCCTTAGGCGTTTCCATCTCGAAGAAACAGATGTGCAGGCCTATAGCCCGTGTCATTAGCAGGTCGTCGTGCTTTCCCTCGATAGCCCCGAAAGCACCATTCTGTTTGCGCTCATACGTCTTATACTCATCAAGACACCGTTCATCTCTCTCAACGTACATACTCTCACGAATAACCTTCACGAGGGTAGATATAATCATCGGCTTAGTGGAGACGTTGGTGTGGAAGCCATACTTGCGAGGCGCGCCCTCCCTTATGTCCTCTTCTGACTGTTTGCGAGCATATAGGTTATCGTACACGTCCTTTATTTGGTTGAGTATAAACTGCGACTGGTCTCCATCGACAATGCGCTCCTTATCGTGTGTCTCCAGTGTGTTACTCTCAATGACCAGCAGTGCGTTATCATAATACGCTGCAATCTGTGCCGCCTTCCATGCGAGCAGGTCGATGTCGATATGCCCGTACCACTGCGCCACGACGACCGGTTTGTCTCCGTCCATCATGTACAGTCGGTCGAATACCACGATAACAGACCAGTCGGCCTTGTTAGAGCGTCCTCCGATATCCACCGTAACGAGATAACGGTGCCTTATAACCTCTTCGGGGTCAATGTCCGGCTTCTCCCATATCCAGAACAACCCTTGCTTATCCTCAGAGAAGCGCACATGTCTGAGTGCATCCGGTCCCTCATCTTTATCCCCGTAGACATCACCGATGAACTTAGGCGGACGGCACCCTGCTTTGAGCTTATCGACGAGAGCCTCATCAAAGACGTGTGAGCCAGAGTTGACGAATGCCTCAATGTCGTCGGACGGATACTCCGAAGCCATGACGCTGTGCGAGTTTTTTCCCGACCTCTCGACGACATACCAGTGAATAGCCTCCAGTGTAGCCCCATACGTCCACAACTTCCACAAGTACGCTCCACATTCCTCCCGGTCGGACATTACGTTGTGGTTGTTTCTGTTTTCCCACAGGCTTATGGCGAAGTCAGCCCGCTCATCGTCTGATGCGAATGGCAGCGTGTAGATGTCGATGTCATACCACGCGATGAAAAGCGCCTTGAACATTGAACGTCCAGCCTTTGCCGCGTCGTACTCACGCTGAAAGAAGTTCCCCGTACCGTTAGCCGTTGACTCATATACCACCATTGTGTATGGTCGATATACCATACCCGAGCATGCCGAGCGCACAATATCCTCCGGCTTCTTTCCGTCGGTAGTTTTCCATAGTCCCACCTCAGAGAGGTGTACAAGGTTGTAATCGCCACCACGACATGAGTCAGGTCTTTCCGCTGTACCAATCTTAATCTTGCAGTTGCGTTGCGGCACACGCTTTATAGCTCCCGATTTTCCGACCCCAACGAATGTTTCTTCGTTGTCGTTGTACTTCTCTCCGAGCTTGTGCAGCATTTCGACAGGATATGAAGCCATCATACGGTTGAACATATCCATAATCTCATCCGAGCCCATTCCCTGATGCGCTATGATGAGCGAGTTGAGACCTACCCTTAGAACGAGCTGCAACCAAGCCATGTATAGCTGTATTGTCGTTGATCCACCCCATTGCCGTGCTTTGAGCAGTATAAGTCGTATCGGCATGTTGTGCGTGCGCATACCCTCCAGTACCTCCACGAGCTTTCTCTGCGGACGCGTGAGTCTGAAGAGCACATCGGGACCTCCACCTTTGTTTTTGATATAAACGAACATAGCCGCCCAGAAGGGGAAGTCGTGCTTGCACGTTATTCTGACGAACTGCTCCACGACCTTGTGCACGTCTTCCTCTGTAGGGTTGTCAATGTTCATTTCCTCCGCGAGGAACGTTCCGATAGAGCCGCACTTGACAATCTGCCTTACGAGCGGCACCCTCATCATATCCTTTGGGAGCCATTGTTCCTTTATCGGGAAGTCGCTGATAACAGCCCTGACGCGTCTTCCCACACTTCCTTGCCCCGTGACAGGATTGAATACGGCATGAATAACCGCTTGCCTATGCTCATTCTCTTTTAGAATGGCCTGAGCCTCAGTCTTCGCAACTTTTTCCTTTTCCATTCTTCACGGTTCTTACAGATTATACACTTTGCAGTATTTGCACTGATATAGAATTTCGGTGCTGGCTGCACCACAACCTCCTTGCAACATTCAAGGACAGTCATCCCCGGCGTATTCTTTCTCATCTTCACAACCCGTCGGTAAATCTCCTGAAACATCTCCCGCTTTAGCGGCCTCATGTTCCTATAGTTTTTTGTCCGTTTGTCAATCATTGCCGACACGACAATCGCCGCCCTGATGTCAGAGACATAGAAGCGTGGCGCAGGCTGACATGCAAGGAACTCGTAACACTCAGGCATACGTATGTATGCACACGATGAAATATAATCGTCGTATGCCTGCATGAGGTCAGCAATTCTCTCCTCAGCGCATTCCATGATAGAGCCGAAATGCTTCATTTTTAGCCTTATGTTGCTGAAAGTGGATTATTTGCACAAAGGTAATAAATCTTTTTGTATAAAGATAAACTTGTACTCCGAAATTTAAGCGTTATTTTTGTGCAAATAAAATTGGCATTGTCCGCATTATTGCGGCTTACCCATAAAAACTACTGTAAATATGGCAAACGACAACAAAGGTGGTGGCGTATCAGCCCCTCCGACAAAGAGCAGGCGTGACACGGCCCTTGAACGTCTGAAGGCACGCTATCCGGGCAAGAGCTTTGACGATGACGAGTCGATGTACGGTCAGATGCTTGACGACTACGACGCAGGAGCGCAGGAGCTTAACGGCTACAAGGAGCGAGAGAAAGCCTTCTCCGACCTTTTCACGAGCGACCCACGCAGCGCAAAGTTCCTCACCGACTGGAAGAACGGTAAGAACCCTGCTGTGGCACTGGTTGAGATGTTCGGTGACGACTTCGTAGATGAGCTTAAAGACCCTGACAAGCAGGCAGAGCTTGCACAGGCGAGCAAGGACTTTGCCGAGCGTGTGGCAAAGGAGAAGGAGTATGACGAGGAATACACCAAGAATATCGATGCGAGCCGCCAGATGATAGAGCAGCTTCAGCAAGAGGAAGGTCTATCTGACGACGACATCGACCGTGCGATGGAGTTCCTTGTCGGTATCATGAAGGACGGCATTCTTGGTAAGTTCAGCAAGGAAAGCGTGCTGATGGCACTGAACGCCTTAGACCACGACGCAGACGTAGCCGCCGCCGAGGAAGAGGGCAAGGTAGCCGGCCGCAACACCAAGATACAGGAGAAGCTTAGGCAGCGCAGCAAAGGCGACGGTACAGTGAACCTTGCAGGCAAGAATGGCTCAGGCACCAAGCAGCAGACACGTCGGCCGAGAATCTTCACACTGGCGGAAGAGGCGCAGACATAACAGCAGCCGTGGCAGAGCCCCGGCATACAGAACGGCAAGAGTTATGATAGAAGTGAAAGTTATAGAGCCAAGGAAAAACCTCCTTTCAAAAGGCACGGCGGGTATGCGCTGTCACGCTGGTGGACAGTGTGCGACAGTAAGCGCCCTTGCCGTTGCCTCTGGAGGGATAGGCAATGGCAGACTTGTTGAAACGAGTATAGGTTAGAAAAATCATCATTAAAACATTAACGACAATGGCAGAACAATCAGTACAAGTAGCCACCGGTGGAGCACAGGCCACCTCCGGCAGCGCAGGACTAAAGACTCAGGTAGGTGGAGCCTCCACCTCCGTGAGTGCAGCCGCAGAGGCAACTGGAGGCATTGCCCCCGGTAATTTCGTTGAGACAGACATCGACGACGAACTATTTAAGTTTAACAGTGACGATACCCCCCTGATGCAACTCATGCTGAGGGCGAAGAAAGTCAAGGCCACCTCGCCCAAAGTAGAACACTACATGATTGACGAGGCTAAGAGCAGCGTTACCACCGTCAAGGCTGTTGAAGCCGGGACAACCATGCAGGTAGTGCTTCCGCTTGGCAGTGAGGACCAGCCCATCGTCCATGCCTATGACACCCTCCGTGTGCGTGGCGTGAACGGTTATTCAGAGGCAGGCATTGAGCAGCCGGGCAAAGACCTCATGCTTTGGGTTGTTGGCAAGGACACCACGACCGGCAACCCCGTTGTTAGAGCCGTCAACGGCACCAAGGACAGTGCCGAAGACCTTTACAGCAAGGTTCCTGCCATCCCCTCAGGAACGGTCATTGACCTTTTGGGCAATGCCATGTACGAGACTCAGAAGGTTGTACCTCCAAGTCTTGTCTTGCCGAAGCCAACCATCATTCAGTTGCAGAAGCGCGGCATGACACAGGTAGTGAGCGATTACTTCGACGCACAGAAGAAGCGCATCCCATTCACCAAGGCCGTAGTTGCCGAGGCAATGATTACCGACTTCAAGCGCAAGGGCAACCGCACGCTATGGGTGAGCCGCAGCGGTCACTTCGTTGTTGACACCGAGAAGGTAGGCACACAGGACGTGTACACCACCGAGGGTATCCGCTGGCAGTTCAAGAAGGAGCTCCAGCATACCGGCAAGTGGACTTACGAGCAGTTTGTAGGTTTAGCCAAGATGTTCTTCACTGGCGAGGACGTACCAAACACCTGTCTTGCCCTTTGCGGTAAGAACTTCTTGGAGAATATCCAGTGCATCGACTTCTCCAAGCACCCCGAGGTACAGATTAGCGTGCAGACGAACAAGCTTGGCTGGAAGGTTACCAATATCCACACCGTATTTGGCGACTTGCAGTTCAAGCGTGAGCCGACCCTTGACCGTCTTGGCTATTCTAACTCCGCCGGTCTCTTAGGCGATAACCGCCTTGTCCACTACGTTTATCGTCCTGAGAGCAGCGACACCGAGAAGATTGAGGGCGAAGAGGCAAGCCGCGAGAGCGTAATTGCTTGGGACGGTCTTGGTCTGAAAGGCACCTGCCACATCTGGATTGACGGTGAGGGCGAGGGTGCTAACGCAGACAGTACCACATTTGTCATGTGGGACAGCGCAGAGGCACCAGCCACTACGCCGAGCACCAAGAGCCCCGTTTATTACCTCATGCAGGACTGCAAGGGTATCTCCGCCAGTGCAACCCTTGGCGAGCTGTGGTACTACGACGGCAAGGCATGGACAGAGTACACCGGCGAGATTATCGTGTAAGCTGAGAGCCACTGCAAAGCAGCGGCATACAGAACGCAAAGAACCATTAACGAGGCTGACGGGCAAAGAAGCCTGTCAGCCTTTCATAAAAACAAGCAACGAAAGATGGCAACTAAAAAGAAGATAAAGACATACGGAGTTCGTGGTCTTATGGAATGGGTATGCAATATCCCCGTTGGCAAGTCCCACATGCGCATCGAGTTTACCGGCGGCATACTGACGAGCTACGGCAATACCCCTGCGAAGTACGTTACCAAGGACCTCTTGCAGCAGACAATCATCGAGCACAGTGAGTTTTTCAAGAAAAAGCGCATTGTCCTCCTTAGCGTTGTTGACACTGACGAGGACGAGGACAAACTGCCCAAGAGTTCCGAGGCGCCCAAGTCGGCAGAGAGCACAGAGGCACCTAAGCCAGCCTCGGAAGCCAAGAGCGCGCCTTCCAATGCAGTGGCAGCATCAAGCGATGATAACGTCAGTGAGGCAGATACCGCAGAAGCAGCACCTGAGGAAGCCACCGATGAGGACGACAGTGACATCTCCGTCGATGATGGCACATTGAATGGCGAAGCAGACACCGACGGCGAGCGCACCCCAGACGGCAAGCTCATCGTAAAGGTAACGAGCCTTGACGATGCAAAAAGCTATCTCAACGAGAAGTGCGGGATAGCTGTGAGAGAGCTTCGCAGCCGAGCAAAGATTGTTGAAGCCGCAGAGTCGAACGGTGTGTTTTTTGAAGGCATTTAATAAATAGGGTGTCCAGTTAGATGTTCCGAGAAACAGAGGCTGATATCACCCGTTGAGCTGTTAATATAATGCTCTGATATTTAACGTTTTAAGTA